TTCACTTTACCAGTCACGGCTGTTTTTAATTTACTTCCAGGGTTTGCTCTTCTGTAAGCAGCGACACCCTTCTTAGTCATACCTGCTCCAGATTTTGTTTTTCTATAATTACCACCTTTACCGGTAGTTTTTCTTATAGGATTTTCGCTTCTACCACCTTTAGCCAATGTCACTCTTTCAGCCATTGTATAACCATCTTTGTTATGTCCTGGAGGTGGTTTATAACCAGACCTTGGACTTGTTGCATGTTGCAATGTCAAAGAAGTTTGACCAGCGTTAGGTGATCTAAAAGCCATTACGCTTTCTTAGCTGTTTTAGCTGATCTTTTTAAAGCTTTAGCAGAAACAGTTCCTTTACCAGGTCTACTAGTTCCAGCTTTTTTTCTTTTGTTCATGTAGTAGTAAAGACCTTTTTTTACTGTTCTTCCATCTTTAGTTTTGTGAGTTGCTTTCCCACCTTTTTTCATCATCATTGGTTTTTTCATTCCAGGCATTTTATTTTCTCCCCTTCTTTTTCTTTTTGGTTTTAGGAATTATTCCTTTTGCCATTAAAATATCTTTTTTAGTAATTTTACCATCACCTGAATGATCAGGAAATTTACTTTTCTTTTTCATTTTTTTTCTCATGATTTCTCCTTTAGTTGATTAATGCAACACATATAGGGCAAGATTTTCTAAACCTTGTATGAGATCCACAATGCGTTGTTTCTTCATGAACCGGTACATCCGGTTCAGGTACTTTTGTATAAAACTCTATATGCTCATCATCATCACACTGACATGCTTTGATGTTAAATAGTTTGCAAATAAAATTTTTAATTTTTTTAAACATTATCTTATTTCGCAACCGCCGCCTCTTAAAGCTTTACGAGAACTTTTTTTCTTAACAGACTTACCATTTTTGTAACCAGCTCTGCCACCTGCTCTTAAATTCATTCTACTTTGAGATTGGCTTGCAGATTTTTTATTTGAAATTTTTTTATCCATTTCTTCTGCAGTAAATACATCTCCACCCATAGCTTGAGTTCTTTTTTTGTAAGTTTCAAAAGTATCATCAGGGTTATATGGTCTGTCTTTAACTCTTTGTAGAGCCATATCTTTTTGAGCTTCTTGTGTAAAAGTTTTTTTCTTTTTTTCTTCAGTTCCTTGTTTTACTTTTGCCATAATACTACCTATTTATTTTCCCGCTTTTTTTAGCTTTAGAACCAAACTTACCGTAAGACTCATCTCTGCTAGCTTTTAACTGTGCAGGAGTTCTTTTCTTTTTGATTCTCATTGCGATAGATTCATCTTTTCTATCTTTGTAGCCCTGCTTTTTCTTTTTAGCAGATCCACCTTTTTTCATACCTTGACCACCAAATCTTGATGAATAAGGTCTTGTTCCAAAGTCGTTTCTCATTTTTTTCCTCCGTTTCTAAAAATTTGAGTTCCTTTTATACCATATATACTCGCCACGACAAGGATCCATAAATTTGTGAACCATGACGGGAGCTGCGAGAACATATCGAAGAACAATTTTACTTTGTCCATCGCTGTCGGGTCGTCCGATATGACTGCCCAAGCGAGCACCAACACGGGCAAACTGAGAATTATCAAAACTGCCTCGTCTTTCCAGTCCGATTGTCTAGCTTCTAGCAATTTTCCCTGGTAAGCTTCGTCACCTCGGGCCATACGTTCAGCATGCATAAGCTGTGCGTCTGACATTGCCATTTTCGTTTTCTGCTTGTTAGCATAAATCTTACTTCCAGCAGAAACGGCTAATTTAATTGCCGATAACCACATGATTTAGTACCAAGTAGCTTCTTTTTTCTTTTCAGCTAACATTCTTTTAGTTCCTCTAACTTTTTCCTTGTCTCCTGTAGGAATATAGTTGAAAGCACCATCAGCTGTAGTCTTAGATCTAGGATCTATCTCTACATTCTGTTCTGGAATGTCTATTTGCTTTGATTTTTTATAATTTATCATAATATTATCTCCTTAACATTAATTATCGTCCATTACAACAGCTGCTTGATCAATTCCTGACTTTGCAAGACTGACTCCAGCTCGTAATTTTGCTAAATCTTCGTTTTGATCCATCTTATCTTCCGCTAATTCTTGCGCTTGCATCAATTTTGCACGATTTAGATCTTGATTTGCCTCATCACTCATTTTTTTACGTTCATTTTCCATCGCACGCAAGTCAACTTCACGTGATTTTAGTTTTAAAAGAGGATCTGCATCAAATTGTGATGTAATTTCCTTCTCTTCTTTCATATACTCTTCTGTCATTTCAGCAATCAACACTGCTTTTCTTGATTCAACTTGATTTGTTAATGCTTGTAGCTGTGCTTGTACTTGAGGATTCATAGCCGCTTGTTGTTGCATCATCATCATTTGCTGCATTTGTTCTCTAAACTCTAATTGTACTTGCTCTTGTGCCATTAAACTTATGTGTTCTAAAATATTTTTTTGTATTGCAGCCATAATCATAGGATTATTTCTAACCATGTTAGTTGACATAAAGTTTAAGTGAGCTGTGATGTGTGCTCTGTGATCTTGACCAGGAAAAGCTTGAAAAGATTTTCCTCCCATTGCATTAATGTGTTCCATACTTGGGTCCATCGGCGCTGTTGGCGCTGGTGGTGGTAGAACTGCATCAACATCTTTAACACCAATCGCATTATACATGTTTCTATAGATTTGATACATGTTATGCAATTGTGGATTCGATGTTGCAATTTGTAATTGTGTCTGAGCTAATGTTATTCTTTGAGACATTGAAAAAATATTAGGATCTGCAACTGGTATTACATCTACTCTATCATCAAAATCTGTTTGTTTTATATTTCTTGCACCACCTACAACATCGTATGGATACTCAGGAGGTAAATATTGTGCAACAACTTTTGATAATAATTTAAATTCAGCTTTCATCGCTGCATAACATCTTTTGTGTATTGCAGACATTACACGTGAGCCACGTTCTAATAATGCAATTGTAGTTCCTACAGCTGCACCTTGATTACCATCGCCTACTTGCATATCAGCAATAGCCGCGAATCTTTGACCAGCTTGTACTACAATACCAAGTAAGTTTAATAAAGTCTGTGATGGTTCTTTGTAAGGTAGTGGAAAGAATGCATCTCTTAAATTACCACCTGGTGCATCAACGTCTTTAAACTCACCTGGTTGTATTGGTGATGCTTCATCTCTAACTCTTACACCTCTCTGTTTAAATCCTGCAGGTAAGTTTGATAAAGTTCCTGCGTCTAATAATTGACGGAGAGCCGCCGTTGCCGTACGACTCAATCCGCCAATCATGTGAATGAGTCCAAAGCCATAAAATCCAAGTCCAGGCAGAAATTTAAAATGGACAAAATATTGGATCTTACGTTTCTTTAGATCATCGGGCGCGTAGTTCCTTCTAATCGAAAGAACTTTCCTATTACCTTCTTCAACAGTTACGATGTAGGGTAATTTTATTCCAGTTGGTTCTCCGTTTTCACCAACCTCTTCAAAACCTTCTAAGTCTAAATTAACATGACACTCTAACAAAGTATATACAGGTTCGTTCTTTCCAGTTTTTTTACTTCCTTCAAGGTCACGTTCTTTTTTAGCAAGCTCATCATTTGAATCTGTACCTGGAGGTCCTAACTCGACATCTCTGTAAAATCCATTGACTTGTTGTTTTCTTAATTCGTTTTCTGAAATTTTTACTTTATGAATAATCGCTTCCGCATCATCTAATGAGGTAGCTGTATACGGAACGATTAATTCATCTGCAGGTACGAACTTTGATACAGCTCGTCCTACGTTTACATCATAGTAAATTTTTTTAAATGTTGATCCTGCTAATGGTAAATGAAATAACATAGAATCAAACTCTGCTTCATATTCTTTCATTTGATCCATAATTAAATAATTCATGAAATCTTTTACACGTGTTGCTTGTTGTTCAGTTCCAGGATTTTTTAAACCAATAACTTGTGTTCTTACAGGTCCGTCACTTGGTAATAATTCTTTGTAAGCTTGTGCTTGAAACTGTGTAACTGCCTCTGCAAGAACTGTGTGTGTTGCACCACTTGCTCCTTGGAAAGGTTCTGTTCTGTTTTCGTATTTAAATCCTAAAAGATCTAGTCCTGATATGTATGATTGCTCCCAT